GAAACGGTAAACGCTCTAGTCTGTTTAACTAGTGTCTCTGGCGGGACTTGAAGGTTCGACTCCTTCCCTCACAGTTAAAAATATATTTAGGTATAAGTGCGTAGGCATTTATATTTGTTAACTTCAACACAATTTATGTTGATTCTCTAACTAAATAATGATAGAATTGGAGAGAACAAGATGAATCCAAATCTTTATTATGAATGTTCATCTAGTAAACTGTAATGCATGGAGAGTCAATTATGCATAATCTAGTTTCACGTAGCCAATTAAGTGGTTGGAATTTTTCCGAAATTATTTCAGAAGAAGAAGATCGAATTAATGACTACTATTCTTGTTTAATCGAATGCATAGACGATTCAGCATCCTGTAAACGAATCTGTAAGGAGGTTCTTATCACGTAAACATAACAGGAAAACGATATGCATAATAGGAATAAGGTAAAAGAAATGAGTGGAGGCCACAGAGGGCCTCCTTTTTATGTGCCTAAATAAAAATAACGTGATGTATTATTATGAGTATTCTAACTGATTATTATATTGAAGATTTTATAGGTGTATTTGATACTGAATTTCAGTGTCAAGAAATGATTGATTTTTTTAAATATTGTGAGGAAACTGATGCTTCTTTCGATAGAGGAGGTTTCATTTATAAGGGTATAAAGGATCCAGCAACTAGAGAAGATAGAGTTCTTCCTTTAGATTACTTCTTGGATCAGGAAAGACCCAATCCACCATCATCATATATGTTTAATAAAAAACTCAATTCAAAATACATTAAGATGTATAATCAATGTATAAATGAATGCTTAAACCTATACGGTAAAAAGTATGAGATTTTAATAAACTATGATATGCAATCTGTTTATTTGAATGTTCAGAAAACAGAAGCAGGACAAGGTTATCATAAATGGCATTGTGAAAATACAGGGGAAGGAACTATACAAAGAGTTCTAGCAACTATGATATATTTGAATGATGATTTTGAAGGTGGTGAAACTGAATTCTTATACTTAAAGAAAAGAATGAAACCTGTTAAAGGTAGAGTTCTTATATTTCCAGCAGCATTTACACATACTCATAGAGGTGGATTAGTATTGGATGGAACTAAATACATTGCAACCGCTTGGGTAGAAAGCAAGAGAATCTAAAATGGCAAACTGGTTTAAAGACGAATTAACAAATAGAAACTTTTTATCTCCAATTGGATTTAGATTTGTTTTAGAGAAAGCAAAGAAGACTGCTTTCTTATGTCAGAAGGCAGAGATTCCTAATTTAACATTAGGACAAGTTGATATACCTACACGTGGTTATGCTGTATCACCTATTGAAGGTAATATTAAATATAGTGATCTGAATATTGACTTTATTGTTGATGAAGATTTACGTAATTATATGGAGATTCATAATTGGATAAGAGCACTTGGTTTACCGTCTGATACTAACGAAAGAAAAGAGTGGGAAGATGTATGGAGACAAAAAGGAACTGCTGCCAATTCACAGAATATTAAATACTCAGATGCTACATTACAAGTTTTAAATAACAATAATCTATATAATTTTGATGTAGTTTTTAAAGATTTATTTCCAGTAGATTTATCTACTATACCATTTGATGTTACTGGTGAAGACAATGATTTCTTTACTGCGTCAGCAACATTTAGATACTTAGTTTTTGAGGTAAGAGAAAAGGCAAGCTCAATGAGAATTCGCAGGTAGTTGACAAAGTGTGATACCTGTGCTATCGTACTAGGGTCTATACATATAATGGTATGGGAGGTAGAGCCAGTGGGATTAAGAAAAGGGGACAAGCCCCGAAATAAAAAACTTATAACAGACTTCGATGATTCCAATTGGAGAGAAGAATATAAAGCATATACAAGCAACAAGAGAGAACTTGAGTTGCTAGAGAATGGACCTAAGAGTCTATCTCAGTCTTGGGTACTTGGTGCATTACGTCAAAAGTGGATGAAGATTAAAGGATATGGTTATCCAGAACCACCTGATGTTTCATCATCTATGAAAGAATTTTTTGAGAAGACTAAAGATCAAGGCATATGATATTCTGGATAGGATTTACATTAATGTTCCTCAATGAGGGATTTGTGATGATGCGACATGTATCACCATTCTTCGCTAGACTTAGAGATAAGGTTATGAAGAAATTAGGTGATAAATTATGGTGGAGATTACATGGTACATTAGATTGGTTATGGATATCATTAGTAACTTGTGGACTAATAGTTAACTCTCACAGAGTTCTACACATAATGATATTGGCAACCTTCTGGACACTTGCCTGGTTAATATTCTACCTACCAAGATGGATTAGAAAATAATGAACTTAGAAAATCTTCAGGATCTATGGAAGACTGATAGTAAAATAAATCCTGATGATTATGGTAATGAATCAATAAAAGTACCTCAACTTCATATGAGGTATATGGAATTTTATAATACATTTTCTCTAATGAAGAAAGATAGAGAGTCTGAAATGAGATCTCTTATTAGAGAAAAATGGGTATTCTATAAGGGAAAAGCACCAGCAAAAATATATAAAGACACACCTTTTGATTTTAAATTAACCACTAAAGAAGAGATTAATATGTTTATAGAGGCTGATGATGATGTCAGAAAGCTTCAACTGAAAATAGACTATATAGATCAAGTGGTCTTCTTTCTTGATGGTATACTAAGGCAAATTAATGGTCGTAGTTATCAAATCAAAAATGCTATTGAGTGGGAGCGTTTTCAGAGTGGTATGTAATGAATTACGGTACAATGTACGAGGTGGTGAAATTTAATGAAACCGCACTCAATGATATTAAACGAGCTATATCATCCCAAGAATTAGAATGGGAAGAAGGACTATTAGAAGGAGATAAAAAAAGTCAAACTAGAAAGAGTGATATTGCATGGATTAAAGATCAAAATTTAGTTAATAATTTCTTACAAACTGCTCAAGGAGTTAATAAGAAAGCTAGATGGAATTTAAATATAACACATATAGAACCTATACAGTTTGGTTCTTACCCTGCTGGAGGTTTTTATGATTGGCATTTAGATCAACACGCACAAGTATCATTTAATTTAGTTAGAAAAATAAGTATGTCCCTTTTCCTCAACGATGATTTTGAGGGAGGGGAATTTGATTTGGAAATATATAAACCAGGAACAGAATGTAGGTACGAAACTTTCAAATTACCAGCAGGATCTGCATTATTCTTTGAATCATATCGATATCATAGAGTTAGACCAGTTACTAAAGGTATAAGAAAATCATTAGTAGCATGGTTTAACGGTCCTCCATATGTCTGATTTAATAATAAAAAAGAAGAACGAGGTATATCTAAAAGTAAATACCGAACCTCATGTTCATCATGAACTAGCAGATTTTTTCACATTTGAAATAGAGTCTGCAAAGTATATGCAGAAGACTAGAAGATATAAAGGTTGGGATGGAAAGGTTAGATTATATTCACCTGCTACTGGAGAAATTTATGTTGGTCTAGTTTCATATCTAACTCAGTGGGCACATGAAAAGGGGTATCAGTATGATATAGAGAATCATGAGAACTTTGGTCACCCTCATGATCAGAACGATTTGATAACTCCCGAATCAGTTGTTGGATTTGTGAAGGCTCTGGGTCTCTCGGTGAAAGCACACGACTACCAACTTTCAGCAATATACGAGTGCCTACGATACAACAGAGCACTCCTATTGTCGCCAACTGCAAGCGGGAAATCCTTAATGATTTATGCATTGGTTCGGTTTCATGTAAATGTTAAAAGGAATGTACTCATTATAGTACCAACTACATCTCTTGTCGAACAAATGTATAAAGATTTTACAGAGTACGGTTGGAATACTAAACATCATTGTCATAAAATATATGGTGGTCAAGATAAGTACGTACAGAATGATGTAGTTATATCAACTTGGCAGTCCTTGTATAAGGAACCACGTAAATTTTTTGATAGGTTTGATGTAGTTATAGGTGATGAAGCTCATCTATTTAAAGCTAAATCATTAACTAATATAATGTCAAAGATGCATGGATGTAAATATCGATATGGTTTTACTGGTACATTAGATGGTGCTAACTGTAATCAATTAGTTTTAGAAGGTGTCTTTGGTAGATGTAGACAAGTAACTAAAACTAATAAATTAATGAAGCAAGGACATGTTGCTAAATTAAAAATTAATATTATTTTATTAAAACATCAAGAACAGATCTTTGAGGGATATCAAGATGAAATAGAATATTTAATTGACAATGAATTTAGAAATAGATTTATTCGTAATCTTGCTTGTGATTTAAAAGGAAATACTTTAGTTCTTTTTAATTACGTAGAACGTCATGGTCTCCCTTTGTATAAGATGATAAATAGTCATACAGATTCACCAGTTCATTTTGTTTGTGGTGGAGTTGATGTAAATGATAGAGAGGAAATCAGGAGACTAGTTGAAAATGAAAATAATGCGATCATCGTTGCGTCTTACGGTACTTTCAGTACTGGCATTAACATTAAAAAATTACATAATGTCATCTTCGCCTCGCCGTCAAAATCTAGAGTACGAAATCTTCAGTCAATAGGTAGAGTACTTAGGAAAGCAAAAGGTAAAGTTAAAGCAACTTTATATGATATAGCAGATGATGTATCAACTGATAAAGGTAATAATTATACTCTTCGCCATCTTAAAGAACGAATTAAAATTTATAAAGAAGAAGATTTTAACTATGAGATCATAGATATTAAACTAAAGAATCATGAGCATTAATTACGCCAAACACGAAGAAGAATTTCATGGGGTATTTAAACTGTCTAATGGTGAAGAAATTCTTGGTAGAGCTGTCTTAACAGAAGATAATGGTGAGACATTAGTCTTTATTCAAGATCCTGTATCTGTTTCATTTATTACTAAAGAACTGGAAGATGGTGCAAAAGTAATGAGAGGAATGGGATTCCATAAATGGATGCAGATGTCAGATGAAGAGTTTTATGTTATTAGAGAAAAGGATATACTTGCTATAGCATCTATGAATAAAGAAGTTACATTAATGTATGATACTTTTATTCTTGGATCCGAAGGTATGCAAAATAAAAGAAAACAATCAAGAACTCATGCTAAACATTCGGGCGGATATCTAGGAAATATAGAAGAAGCTAGAAAATTATTTGAAAAAATATATAAGACATAATATTCTCATGAACCCTTGCAGTGTTATTCTATACACAATTTTGCAGTTTGTCAAGCTTGTCACCTTGTCACCTTGCCACCGCCGTGATTTTGTGTTACAATAACATCAACAGCAAGAAAAATATATGAGAAAAGCTGCACCTAAAAAGAAACAACACTACGTTGATAACCAAGAGTTTCTTGCTGCTATTATTAAATATAAAGAGCAAGTACGTATAGCAGAAGAAAGAGGTAAACCAAAACCTCGTGTTAATAACTATATTGGTGGTTGTTTTTTAAAGATAGCAAATCATTTATCATTCAGACCAAACTTCATCAACTACATGTATAAAGAAGATATGGTTTGTGATGGTATAGAAAACTGTATACAATACATAGATAATTTCGATCCATCTAAATCTAAAAATCCTTTTGCTTACTTTACTCAAATAGTTTATTATGCATTCCTACGTCGTATTGCTAAAGAGAAACGTCAGATGGATATTAAAGATAAAATTTTAGAGAAGTCTGGATACGATCATGTCTTTTCAGTTGACGGTGAAGCAAATTCCGATTATAATCAGATTAAGTCACGTGTTGAGATGAACACTAAGAGATGATTACTAAAGTAGAACTATTACACCATAGACTTCAGGCAGTCTTAAGAGAACATACATTCTCTGGTGAGAATGCCCTTGAATATATTGGTGAAGATGAACGTGGCCACAAATATAATATTGCTGGCAACGAGGTTTATGTTGATCAGATTGAAGAATTTGAAGCAGGTGAAGACAATGATTACTAGAGAATCTAAAATCAAATCTTTGATGAAGGAACTTCAATCCTTAGTCAACGGTAATATATCTGAATATACTACTTCAAATAGTCTAGGTAGGAGTAGTAAAAAAATTGTTTTAGAATATGATGTGAAGGAAAAAGAATAATGAAAGTTCTTTTGATAACAGATCAACACTTTGGTGTGCGTAATGATAACCAATATCTTTTGGCTAGCTATAAAAAATTTTACAATAATATTGTAATTCCTTTTATTAAAGCATCTGGCATAAAGGAAATAATAAATCTAGGTGATACCTTTGATAAAAGAAGACAGATTAATTTCATGTCTTTAGATGCTGCAAAGGAAATGTGGTTTGATCCTATTAGGGATCTTGGTTGTCATATGAGAATGTTAGTTGGCAATCATGATATTTACTACAAGAATACTCTTAGAATTAATGCACCCAATGAATTATTGGGAGAATACGATAACATCGATATCATTGAAGAACCTATTACCAGTAATATGGGTGGTTGTGATATTTTATTCCTTCCTTGGATATGTGATGATAACTATGACAGAACCTTACGAAGCGTCACAGAAAGTACTGCTCCTGTCTGTATGGGCCATCTTGAGCTTAACGGTTTTGAGGCTCATCCTGGTCATGTAATGGATAGAGGAATGGATATTTCTCCATTCGATAAATTTGAGAAAGTATTCTCAGGACATTATCATATGAAATCTAATCGAGATAATATCTATTATCTTGGTAACCCTTATCAACTTTACTGGAATGATTATGGATCAAAAAGAGGATTCCATGTCTTTGATACAGAGACTTTACGAACTACTTTCTATAGAAATCCCTATAATACTTTTTATAAGTTTTATTATAACAACGGAATTAGTATACCGAATAAAGAAGAAATTCAAGGATCCTTTGTTAAAGTAATAGTAGAAGATAAAGGTGATTATGCAAAATTTGATTATAAGATAAAAGAGTTACAGAACATGGGTCTTGCTGATCTTAAGATCATAGAAGATTTGAGTGTTCAAATAGAGAATGGAAGTTCTGTCATGGAAACCGAAGACACTATGACATTACTAGATAACTACATAGATGATATAGATTTGAAAGTAGATAAAGATAACGTTAAGTCTATTATGAGATCGCTTTACATGGAGGCATCAGAACTATAATGTTTATATTAACAGATGTTAAAACTGGTGGTGTATATGCTACATCCAATGAAAAAAATGTTAAACTGGTTCGTGTCTTTGAACAGTCTGAAGATGCTCTTAGATATAATGAGCATCTAAAAGCTCTTGATTATAAGGAAGATCTTGAACTAACAGAAGTGGAGCATGATTTAATTGCACTCAATTGTAATAATCATGGATTTCATTATACAATCATTTCAAAAGATGATTTAATTGTACCACCTCGCCGTCCGAAAAAACCTAATTAATGATTACATTTGATACTATTCGTTGGAAGAATTTTCTTTCAACAGGTGACCAGTGGACAGAAATTGATTTAAGTGATAGCATGTCCACCTTAATTGTTGGATCAAATGGTGCTGGTAAATCTACAATGCTTGATGCATTAACATTTGCTTTATTCAATAAACCTTTTCGTAAGATTAGTAAGAGTCAATTAGTCAACAGTATAAATGAAAAAGGCACAAAAGTTGAAGTTAACTTTAGTATAGGTAATGAGGATTATCGTGTATTCAGAGGAATCAAACCAAATCTTTTTGAGGTTTACAAGAACAATAAGATGGTTGACCAAGATGCTGCAGTCAAAGACACGCAGAAATATTTGGAACAATCAATCCTCAAACTCAACTACAAAAGTTTTACCCAAGTCGTCATACTTGGTTCATCCACATTTGTCCCCTTCATGCAACTTACCGCACCTAACAGGCGAGAAGTTGTGGAAGATCTACTCGATATCAAGATCTTCTCAAACATGAACGCTCTTCTTAAAGATCGTATTAGAACTGCTCAAGGACAAGATAGAGATTGTACACACTTATTAGGTATTGCTGAAGAGAGAGTATCTTCACAACAGAAGTTAATTGATTCCCTTAAACAAGTTAATGAATCAAGGCAAAAAGAAAAGGAAGACAAGTTTGATATTAATCAAAAATTAATTAATAAGAAAGAGAAAGAAGGAGATGATAAGAAATTAAAATTAAAAGAAATGGAAGGAGGGGTAGAAGATCTTACTAGTCATAAAGATAGTCTTTCTAAATTACGTACAGAAAAGGCAGAAAGTAAAGCAGAATTAAAAAGACTTACAAAAGAAATAAAATTTCTTGAGTCTCATGACGTGTGTCCTACATGTACTCAAACTATTGGAGATGGTTTTAAGGAAAGTAGAATGTCACATTTAACTAAAGATGGAGTTAAATTTACTAAGAAGACTAAGAAATCTGAAGAAAGTATTAAGAAAATATTAGATGCTATAGAAAAAATCGAAAGTATTTCTTCAGAATTGTATGAGTTACGTAGTGAAATATCAACTGGTGAAAGAGATATCATTCGTTTGGAGAGTGAAAATTTAGAAATACAAAAACAACTTAAAGAATTAAAAGAGAACACACCGAATATTGATAAGGAAAATCAAATACTTAATGATCTTGAATTTGAATTGAAGAAAACACAATCAGATTGTTCAAAAGTTTCTGAAACTTTGGATGAGTATCAAGTTGTTTCAAATCTATTAAAAGATTCAGGGATAAAATCACAAATAATTAAAAAATATATTCCTATTTTTAATAACTTAATCAATAAATATCTTCACAGTATGGACTTCTTTGTTAATTTTACATTGGATGAAGAATTCAATGAAGTTCTTAAGAGTCGTTTTAGAGATGAGTTTTCATACTCCTCATTTTCAGAAGGAGAAAAACAAAAGATTGATCTAGCACTCTTATTTACTTGGAGAGAAGTTGCACGTATGAAGAATTCAGCAGCAACTAATTTACTTATTTTAGATGAAGTATTTGATTCATCTCTTGATGCTTCTGCTACGAATGAACTTCTTGGTATCTTACGTGGGTTAGGTATTGGTACTAATCTATTTGTGATATCCCATAAGGGTGATATACTTGCTGACAAGTTTATGAGAACCTTAAGGTTTGAGAAGATAAACGATTTTTCCAAAATGATGGACGATTCATAAACTGTCACCTTGTCACCTAGACATTCTTAGATCTTTGCTATAATAGGTACATACAAGGATGACTTATGAACGTTAACACCGAAGCGAAAGGAACTCTTGCTAAACTTCTAGCAACAGAAAACATTACAGTAGAGCATCGTAAAGTTAATACTGCTTGTTTTGATGTTGATCAGCGTCTTCTTATTCTACCTATTTGGAAGACAGCATCATCAGCAGTATACGATCTTTTAGTTGGACATGAAGTTGGACATGCTTTATATACTCCTTCTGAGGATTTTGGTAATACTCCTAAAGATTTTGTAAACGTTTTAGAGGATGTTCGTATAGAAAAGATGATCAAAGTTACATATCCTGGTCTTAGAAAATCTTTTTATGATGGATATAATGAACTATGGGATGAAGATTTCTTTGGTGTTAAAGGAGAAGATATTAATAATATTTCTTTCATTGATCGTATCAATCTTTATTATAAAGGAAAGCGTACAATAGAGTTTTCTCTTGAAGAAGAAATATATGTTAGACGTGCAGAACAAACTAAAACTTTTAAAGATGTAGTTGAATTAGCAAAAGAATTATATGAATATTGTGAAAAGAAGCAAGAAGAAAAACAAAAAGAAGAAGAACAATTTAAAGAACCTGAAATGATTGATGATCCATCTTCTACTGGAGATGAGCAAGAAGAAATTGATATTGATAATTCGGGTGATTCAAGTGATGATGATTATGATGATATGACTGATCAAGAACTTCTTGATGAATTATTTGATTCTCCCAATAGTCATATCGGTGGTAAAGAATATTATGGTCAGAAACCAAGGGAAACTGATGAAAGGGAATGTACTACTGCTGAAGCTTTTGATGAAGCATTAGAAACATTAATAGATGAAAATTCTAGAGAGTGGGTTTATTTAGATCTTCCTAAAGTTGATGTTGATAAAGCTGTTACTACATACGATAAAGTACAAGAAGATCTTTATTATCATTTTGAAGGTTATGCATCTAGTGATAAGTACTACCATGATTATTATCAAGACAATTTAGCTTATGCTAAGAATCATTATTTAAAGTATAAAAAAGAAGCACAGAAGACAGTTAATTATTTGGTTAAGCAGTTTGAAATGAAAAAATCTGCTGATGAGTATAAAAGAACTGCAACATCTAAGACTGGTGTTATTAATACAAATGCTTTATTTAAATATAAATTAACTGATGATATCTTTAAAAGAATAGCTACAGTTAAAGAAGGTAAAAATCATGGATTAATAATGTTTCTTGACTGGTCTGGATCTATGAGTCCTCAGTTACTTGATACTCTTAAACAAACTTATAATTTGGTATGGTTCTGTAAGAAAGCAGGTATTCCATTTAGAGTCTATGGTTTTCAAAGTGGATATTCCAGCAGTCAATACGATGATCATCCTGCAATTGATCCAAAACATAATACTCTTGCTATTGGAAATGATTTCTTTCTATTTGAGTTTCTTTCTTCCAGACAAAATGCTAAGTCATTAGAGAAGTCATTAATGTATTTGTATCTTCAAGCATTTGCTATTAATGGTCATAGACTTTCAAGTTCCCAAAAGTATGGATTAGGTGGCACTCCTCTTGCTGAAGCAGTATTGTGTAGTAGAGAACTTGTTCGTAAAATGAAAAGAGTTGAAAATGTTTCTAAGGTAAATGTTATTTCCTTAACTGACGGTGAAGCAAATCCAATGTCTTATCTTGTTGATACTGAACGAAGTGATGTAGATCCATATCTTTGGAGTAAGAATAAGTTCCGTAGTTCATATATTCATAATAGTTCAAAAGTTTTCTTTTTACGTGATCCTGAAACTGGGTATTGTAAGAAAGTAACTGGCAATCCTTATCAAACTACTGCTGAGATTGTTGGTTTTCATCGTGAAATTACTGATTATAATTGGGTTGGTATTCGTATCTGTTCTAAGTCAGAAATGAATAGAGTTGCCAGATACTTTTCATTTGATGATTATGATAAAATTGATAAACAATGGAGGAAAGAAAGGTTTGCATCTATTAAAAAGGGTATAGGTTTTACTGAAGCATTTTTCATACCTGATAAAGGACTTGGTGATGGTACTAATGATATTGAAGTTAAACAAAAAGGTGAAGTTGCTACTAAAGCAGAACTCAACCGTGCATTTAAAAAGCATATGGGATCTAAGACTAGTAATAAGACAATATTAAATGCCTTTATCGAGCAGATCGCTTGATAAACTGGCACATGGGTATGTCAGCCATGCCCATACCATGCTATAATTAAATTAATTACAAAGAAGCCATGCCTTTCCAAGCAAAATTTACCGACAACGATTTGATCACATACTTATCAAAGTATGGTACAGACATTAATAATAATCAGGTGAAGACTGCTGCGAAACACTTTAGTGTTCAGGTACAAAGTGTTCATAAGCGTATGACTAAGTTACCTCAGTTTTCTAAAGTAGGACGTGGTAGATGGAATTTATCTTTAACCGATAAATTAGAAAAAGCTTTTGTTGCATCCGATGCAGAATCTGTTAGAGTTTCTTATGTACCAGATAAGGATTCTTCTTATGTTCCTTTTGGTAACTTCACTTCACTTAAAAAGATAATTCAATCTAAGAAGTTTTATCCTACATTCATTACAGGTTTATCAGGTAATGGTAAAACATTGTCAGTAGAACAAGTATGTGCTAATCTAGGACGTGAACTTATTCGTGTAAACATTACTATTGAAACTGATGAAGACGATCTTATTGGTGGCTTTCGCCTTGTGGATGGGTCAACAGTTTGGCATAACGGACCTGTCGTGGAAGCACTCCAGAGAGGAGCTATCTTGCTACTCGATGAGATTGACTTGGCGAGTAACAAAATACTCTGCCTCCAATCCATTCTTGAAGGCAAAGGTGTGTTCTTGAAGAAGACTGGTAAGTATGTAAAACCTGCTCTAGGATTTAATGTAATAGCAACTGCTAATACTAAAGGTAAAGGATCTGATGATGGTAGATTCATAGGAACCAATGTTCTTAATGAAGCATTCCTTGAGAGATTCCCTGTAACCTTTGAGCAAGATTATCCTTCACCTACTATTGAACAGAAAATTCTAACTAATGTTGGATGTGAATTGACATTTGCTGAAAATCTGGTAAAATGGGCAGGAGTGATAAGAAAAACATTCTTCGATGGAGGAGTGGATGAGGTTATTACTACACGTCGTCTAGTTCACATTGCACAGGCATATCAAATCTTTGGTGATCGTTTAGTTGCAATCACTAATTGTGTGAATCGTTTTGATGATGACACAAAAGAGTCCTTCTTGGATTTATATACCAAGGTGGAAGTACCAGAAGAAACAGAGGAGGTTTAATGCCTGTATACAGAGATTATGAGATACGTATTAATCTCAATGAATTAATTGAGAAACGTATCCCATGTTGTGATTTATTACATCCTGATCATTGCTTTTCAGCAGATCAGGTATCACAGATAGCACATGACATTAACATGGATTTGGATCTACATCCAATATACCATCAGATTGATGAGCATATTATGAGGTATGTTACTGCTGCTGGTATTGACAACTCAGATCATTGGGTTGAAAAGAAACTACCAGATCTGGAGAAATAAAATGCTCTCTGATTTAGATGCCCTTGATGATGGGTTAGATTATGAAATCGATTACTACAAAACAGTAGATCCCATGCAGAAGTATAACGAAAAAGAACTTTTGAAAGAGATTGATGATTACATCAGTCAAACATACAGAGGTCATTATTCTGTCGGTAACGTTCAGACTCTTGACCTAATTGATTCAGTTGGTGACGCTGAAGCATTTTGCAGAAGTAATGTGCTAAAATATGCATCACGATATGATAGAAAAGGAACAGCACGTAAGGACATCATAAAGATTATCCATTACGGATTGCTCCTATTACACTTTAACGATAAGCGAGAAGTTGCTAATCGTGCAAACGCAGGTAACCCAACTGCATTCACCGTTGATTATGACAAATGACTATGATTACTAAATCCACAATTGAAATTCTTAAGAACTTTTGTTCTATTAATAAATCTCTTGTTATCAAACCAGGTAATAAGTTAAGCACTCTTAGTATTAATAAGAACATCCTTGCGTATGCAGATGTTGAAGAAACATTTGATTCTCAAATGTCAATATATGATCTTGGTGTATTTCTTGGTGGATTGTCTTTATTTGATCAACCATCTATTGATACATCTAAAGATAATTATGTGACTGTTAGTGATGAGAGAGGTAGATCTAAGACTAGATTCTTCTATGCTGATCCTGATATTATCACTCAACCACCAGAGAATGAAATTTCTCTTCCATCTGAAGATGTAAATTTCAAGTTAGAGTCTTCTACACTACAACAACTTCAACGTGCAGCAAGTATCTATCAACTTCCTGATCTGTGTTTGTATGGTGATGGTACTGAAATGACTTTGAGAGTGACTGATAAGAAGAATGATACTTCTAATAGTTATTCTGTTAGAGTAGGAGAAACAGATACAGAATTTTGTTTCTGTTTTAAAGTTGAGAATTTGAAACTTTTACTTGGTGATTATAATGTAACATTGAGTAATTCTAACGTTGCTTTATTCCAAGGAGATGGTATTAAGTATTTCATTGCTTTAGAACCAAACACATGACCACAATCCTACATGGAAAAGTA